ATTTTATTTTCCTTAAACGATTGCCCAGACTGAGCCTGATGGTACGGTAACTACTACCCCCGATGCCACGGTCACAGGACCTGCACTCACAGCGTTGTAGCCAGTTGGGAAGGTGTAGCTAGTATTGATCGTAGCGTTGCTCAACATTAAGCCGTTGCTCGCAGCAAACTCAGGGGCGTAAGCCACGCCTGTAGAAGCGTCTTGGTAGACAGCTCGACCTGCAGGGTAAGTGACAAACACATTCAATGTGCCGGTAAACGATATAAATGATCCTGTAGATGACGAGAGCAAGGTTGTTCTAGCTAAAGTGCCAGTGCCTACTGTGCCAATACCAACTTCCCACGAACCCGCAGCGTTAGTGATTGTGTAGTAGCAAGTGTTGCCCGAGCCAATGCCAGCAGCAAATGTCTGATAGCCTAATACAGCACCAGCAAGCGTAAGCGTACCCGTGCCTGTCGTAGCACTTGTTTCTTGGACGCGATCCGCTAGAACTAACGCCATCTAGACCACCTATGCAATCTGAATAATAGCTGTGCCTGCTGCGGCAGTTGGGAACACAATTGTAAACGTACCAGCAGTCGATACCTTGTCAGCACCAAAGTCCAACACAGCCACGCACTTGTTGCCTTGTGTGCTGTTGTAAATCATTGCGCCACGAGCAGTAATCGTTGCTGTTGACCACGAGCTATTTGAAAACGACAAGTAAGCTGTAGTGCCTGACGATACAGGGACAACTGACACAGCCAATATATTGCCACCAGCGGTGTAGCCCGTACCAACAACTTCACCAGAGGTCGTGTAAGCAGTGGTCGTTGCATCCAACGTAGCCGCCGAGGTATACAGCGCAATATAAAATGTGTCGGCGGCTGTTGACGCACGAACAACGCCAACCCCAAAATTGTGAATACCATCAAGGATTTCAACCTTGAACGATGTTGCCATTGCTTGCGTGATTGCCATAATAGGCTCCTAAAATTTATTAGATTTTACTAAATTATCAGTACAAGGTATCACTTGTAAATTCCACGGTACATGAAGACCAGAAACGGTTTTACCACGAAGAGGAACAATGTGATCCACATGATAATCAAGCCCGCATTGACGCAAAGCTGTGCAATACTCATATGTAAAATCAATTTCAGCTTTTTGTACAGCGTTCAACCAGCTTGGAGTATTTTGTTTTTTAGCAGCATACCGGTTTGCCGAAAAAGAATTACGTTTACCAGCGTTATTTTTATCCCATCTTCGATTTTTTAAATTAGCTTTAGCAGGGTTTGCTTTTTGCCATGCTAACACCCGAGCTGAATTTTTTTCAAAATTTAATTGCGCCCAAACTTTTGATTTAATTCTATTGCATTCAACACAACGTTTTTCAGATGTCAATCGTTCTGCAAGATGCCCACGAACACAAGGTTCACCAGTAAAGAATCGTTTTGCCCCAAGTGCTTTAGCACTCTCGTACGAAACAATATTCATCGCACTGGTCCCGGAACTGGAAGTTTAAGTTGCCCATCTCGATAAGCAGACCTACGCTCTTTGCCATCACCTAAATCTTTTAGTAACGCAAGTGATTCTTGGTACTTAGATTCGTAATATGCCACCATGTCTTGCTCACCCTTTTGAAAAATGACTGCTTCTCGTAAAGCGCCGTAAAGCAGTGCAGATTCAAAATTATCACCAAGCCAACTAGTGCCAGCAACTACGATAGATTCGGGGTAGTAGTAAAGGTGTAGCTCAACTAAATAATTTTGGTCAGGAGTTGGCCCAAGTATGAACGTATACGGAGCAAACTGTCCATAATACTTTGGTAAGCCTGAATCAGCAGGGTTGGGATACGCTTGACGAATGAAGTTAACATCTTTATCCAAAAGGAACTGTTGGTTTCCATCGCTATCTACCACCGCTAAAGAGAAGGTTGCCAGATAGTCTGTTGGCAAAGACAGATACTTGTCACCAGTTGTTACATTACCCGTCACGTTGCGACGAATAGCTGGAATCTGCACAGCATTGTAGATGCGTTCTTCAGCAAGCTGAACAAACGTAGGAATCTGTGCGACAAACACCGCTTCCGAGCTTTCGGTGTAGTTCTCAATCGCGGTGACAAGCTGTGCGTAGTTCATGTTTACGCCATTGGTCCACGAGCCATACGACCCTTGGTTGCGCAGCCATTACCACGAGTTTCAATACCCGATGTTTTGACATCATCACGCGCTGGATCGCCTGCGCTGACTCGCGCGGAGCCGCTAGATGGTGTTACTTGCACGGCAGACAATTTGTTGGGATCACCGACATGGCGCAACTTAGCCGGACCACCGCTCATTGAATGCGGCGTAGCGTATTCTGCTGCTTGCCCAACTTCTTTGCCCATCATTTTTTGGCTAAATTTACCCATGATTACCCCTGATTGGCAACGCGGGCTAAGTTACGACCCATTGATTTCATCGACTCAGATGAAACACCAGCTTTCTTTTTACCGCCGCCCTCAAGACCTTTGACGGGGCCGCTGTTACCAAGGTTTTTACCCTTAGTTTTACCTTTGCTTACTACGCCATCGGCGCTTCGTGTGTATGCCATGATAGGCTCCTAAGAAATATCTATTGTTACTGTACCAACCGATCCGTTTCCAATCAAGTTATTTGGTGTTAAACCACCATCGTAACCCATGCCTACAGGGTTCCAGCCCCACTGAAACTGCCTGCTACCGCCCTGCGGATAACCATAATCGTCTACGTTTGTCGATCCTGTTAACCCAATCTGCAAACCGCTGTTGCCCGACACTTGATAACTGACATCTGGTCTTGGTTCTTCCACAGCTTGCGGGTCGTTAACTGGGTACATCCCTAACTGCAACTGCGGCTGATCTGGGTCCCAGCATGTCGGGCAAACTTTAACGTTGTATAGATGCGTCTTTAAAACCTGCTTGCGCAGCTCTTTTAACTTGTACCGCTGACCACATCGGTCACACTCTGCAATTGCATATTTACCACTCGCGTATTTAGAGGGCATGACTCACCTCAATAAAATAACGTTCGGGGCACAAGCCGTAGTGGGGCTTTTTCACGGTCCTCGTCGGCGGCTAACTGGAACTGCTGCTCATAATCGGCTTTTAAGCCCATCACGCGGTTTACATCCATGTTTGGTAGTTTGATACTCAAATAGTACGCAAGGCCCGCCACAAGGCACGGAATGAAGCGGAAGGGTATGTCTTGCGTGGTCACGCCATTGCCACCGTCTTGCAAGCGACGAAGCCGCCAATACACGAACGTGTACTGATTGCCCGGTGCGTTTGCAGTAGGCCAAATATTTACGTTTAATAAAAACGTCTGGTAGATTGCCGCAGTGGCTAAATGTGCAACAGCGGTAGTGTTGTTCTGCCCGCGAAAGCAATTCAATAACTGGTTGCCGCTGATGTTCTGGTACAAGATCACTTCATTGTCGATCTTGATATACCCTTGTGATGGCAGGTTGACTGTCGAGTCAACGGTAATAGTCGTGTCGGTAGCAGAAATGCTGACATTCAAGTACGTCGAAAGCACGGCGTTCGTGTTGCCCGACTGACGGTTAATCCACACCTGAATGGGGCGACCCTGTGCATTCTTTGTTGGGATTGTTGCGTACGTAGATTCAGAGATGCGTGAAATGTTGATGTCAACTTGTGTTGACCCAGACCCCGTGCGAATCACTTGGTCAAGCAGATCAATCGTATCTGTCGGTATTGGGTATGCAATCTGCCCGGTGACGAGCGGGAATGACCCTTGCTCAATTGTCCACAAATTAATGCCACGGTTTGCCCACTCAATTGTCAGAATGTTCAGGCTGCGCCGTGCTGTGCGCAAATCATAACCACTACGAAGCTCTGACCCGCAACGCTCGAAAGCCTCTTCAACAAGTTCTGAGAGGTCAAGATTGAATGCGTTTAAACCAGATGTGGTCATTATCTAAACCCTGACGTTTTTTTAGCAATCTTTTTAGGCTGGGCTACAAACTGTTTGCCTGCCGCCTTACCTTTACGTTTTGCTTTGGTTGTGGCTGCGTACTCCGCAGGGCTAAGCGCATCAATAGCTTTCTTGGGCAAATACCGCTCACCTGTCTCAGACGATTTCTTGCCTGACTTGGTTGTCCATTTCTGGTCACCCCAAGCTTTTAGAGACTGTTGCGGTTTTGCTAAGCTACTCATCTATACCCACCACCTGCGGCTTTATACTTCTTGGCTACCAACTGCGCTTTACGCGCTGACCACTGCCCTGCACCTGTGCCTTGTACTGCCGCAGATTTTACTTGCGACACAATGCTTTTACGTA